CACTATTAGGGACCACACTATCAGTTAACATTTTAAACTCATCTAAATTACCATATGCCTGTTGTAATTCATTAATTGTTGGTACATCGGGTTCAGGGATTGTGCCAGTATTGTCTTGTATCCAATTTGTATAAGAAGTATAATATGCTTGAGTTACTAAATATAAATCAATAATATTAGTTGTAGCTGGATCAATGCGTGTTGTGTTATTACTATTATGGCGATATTGATACGCAATCTCTTGTCGTCCAGGCTGCATTGAATATTGCGGTTGTTCTACTACTAGATAATAAGGTGTTGTTACGCTTGTATCTTGTAATGTTGTATAAAATATATTATCACTGTATGCATAAAAGATTTGTCCTAAAGGGTACTCATACTTTACAACTTCAATGTTAGATAACGTTGGGTATTGATATACAACATCACTTGTTGATATTAATTGATAACGTGATAAGTTAACTGCATCTTCAATTAATTCAAAAAATGTGTATATACCTGTGTTATTTCCACCAGTCACATAACCGGTAACTGTTTGAAAAAAGTCCGGATCTGTTACAATCTCTTTATTGTTAACGTCAATACTTGCAACTTCTACTTCAAAGTCATTAACATATCCATCACTCTCAACCGTTTGACCAATAACATTAACCTGTACGGGTCTTGCCAATGGATAGTTACTGCTTGGTTGAGTGTTAGATGGCAATACTTTAACATAGTCTGCTAATATCTTACCTGTAAAGGGGTCATATACTAACTTACCACTCTCATAATAAAAGCGTGTATCAGCAACACTACCAAAGTAATAACGCAATGATTTATATGCAATTTGATATCTGTTATTTCCTACACTATTAAAGTTAACAAACCAACCGGTTGCATCATACGCATCAATTGACCAACGATCCTGAGTGATTAATAAAGAGTTATTGAATATTAAACTAAAACTTTGATTTAGTTCCATTCTGATAACACATTCATTAATAACTGCTGGTGGTAGTATATTACCAAATGATGGTATAACCTGTGTTATAATTGCTCCAGTGGGAATAAATCCATTGAGTGTGACTGGACCTGAGCCGTTGCTGAAATTACCTTCACCGTTATTATATCCATCTCCGATAACACCCAATACTGTAGTCCAAAAGAATGTAGTGTCGCTTGCACTAGCAATACCATAAATCAATCTATTATTCTCATCAAAATACGCTCCAGTTGGAGCAGTGACTTTAATCAATGCACTCTTAGTAACATATTTCATATTATGTGTGTTATATGTTCCAGTTGCAATTGGTGTATTGGCTGACCCATCAATATTATAGAAGTAACCTGTAATACTATTTGCGTCTACAGTACTTGTGTTCCAATATACAGTACCATCACCAGTAGAGGTGTTGATATTATACCGTGTATAATTCTGTAGATAATATTGTTTTGCTCTATTGTCTGCTAACGCAAGTGCCAATGAATCCGTTAAGAATTTAATAATGTCGCCCGTATTAGTAATGGTTAATAACAAATTACCGTTATCGCTATTTTGATATAGACCACCGTCACTTGCAAATGAATTCGTGCTGGAGTATTTTCCTGTAGGATCAAGTAGGTCTAAGTTTTTAGACACGCCAATAGAACTACGATTAATAGCGGCACTTTTAATAATTGAACTGTATAATGTATATGGGAAATTTGTATAATCTTCACCATTAACCATTCTGTTCTGAGTATAATATCGAGCAGGGGCACGTAGTTTAATATTTGCTAATGTTTCTCTAGCTTGCGCTGTTGAAGCTGGTGTTTGTAATGATAATCCTATAGTAAGTGCTTCTGTTCGTCCTGCTCTGCTAATATACTGTATTGTTACTTGTACTCCTTGCATTTCAGTTGGGTCAATCGTATATGTTAACGCATTACCACCGCGTACATATGCTCTAAATGACCCAACCGGTGCTTCGGAAAATACTCCATCACCGAAAGTGTAACTAACTTGGTCGTTGAATCGTGATACAACTGAGAACACTTTCTTAAAACTAGTTTCTGTTTGTAGGCTAGCATTTGCATAAACGCTATCTACCAATCTCCAAAGTGTTCTGCCACCATTGCTAGTGTTTAACTGATATAGCCAAGTATCGGTGTTGTTGATACCTTGAATATCAACATCAACTACTTGATTACTAATCTGTTGTTCTAAATTAAAATCATAACTTTGTAATGTGCCCTGTTTGAAATAAAAGAAGAATCCTGTATTTGGGCTACCGTAACCTAACTTGTCGTTACGATACATCATATTCATCTTACCACTTGGTGCTGGTGGAATCTCATAAACATAATCTTCATCTAAACTAGTAGCACTAACTAATTCAAAGTTCATATTGATTGTGTCCACGGTACTGGTGAATGGAACAATTGGTAAACTAGTAGGAGGAATATTAATACTATATTCATCTGTCTTAATACCTAGTATGTCTGATGAATTGCCCGGACGACCAACACGCTGACTGTTAATTAATGCACTATTGATAATCGTATTAAATTGTTCTAACCAACTAGCATTTGCAGGATCATTCCATAATACAGTTTGGTTACTTAAGTTAATACCATTAACATCTGTAATGTTCTCAGTCGTACTAATGTTTGTAACCTTAAGATATCCCTGACCTGCTATGTTTCTTTTTGGATTATAGCTTACTAAGTTAGCAAGTTTGATAACACTATCTCTACGTTCAGCAGTATCAATGAAGTTCTCACGTGTGTTTAAGTCATTGCGGAAAGCAAGACCTTGGCCCATAAACGCAATAACGTCTAATAGAGCAATAAATTCACTGGATTCAATGTAATCGTTGAATGTTTCAGGATAATAGGTACGCAGATAGTCAATGAAACTCTTACGTAGGGTTTCATAATCGTAGCTTTTAAAATCGGCTTCACGAAACGTTTGATAGATTTGTTGCCAATTCTGTACACCAAATATTGCTGATTGTCTTGAACTTGTAGCCATAGTTATTCTCTTTTAAGTATTTATCTTAAATGAAAACACCGGTTTTTGTTATTGTAAGGTAGCAGTATTAGTTAGATTATTAAAGAAAACATTCAATATTTCAGCGTTATTGAAGGGTGCTATAGCTAGCTCTACTTCAAGCAAGATGCCGTTATCCTGCTCATAGCTCTTTACTGTGTTAATAATCAATCTAGGATCGTTACTAGCAACTCTACGAATTTCGTTTTCTATTTTTAAACGAGTTTGTGCATCGTTTGGCTCAAAAACAAAGCTCCAAATCGTAGATCCGTATCCCGGATTACCAACTTTTTGTCCTTGTTGAATATTCAATGAATTGACAAAATCTCTAACAACTAATGCTTCATCTACTAAACGATACTTTTTACCTGGAATAGTTGGCTGTAGTACTCCACCTGTACCCCCGTCAATACCTGTACTAGCGTTAGTTGTTTTTGGCTCGTTAGCCCCAATTGTCGAGAATCCTATATATGTTGGCATATTTTATCCTATACTATATTTATATATTATACTGTAAGGTTTTCTTCAGATATCCTTAAGGTTTTGCGAGCCTCTTCTAGAAATTTATTCTTTAAATCTTCAATTGCCGGGTCGCCTTCAGGTAACGTCGCCAATGAGTCAAGCCATGCTTGTTTAGCTGTTTTTGCAATCACAAGTTGTTCATCAAAGCGTTTTTGATTATCTTTTAGCTTTTGATTAAATTCTTGCAATGTAGTGGTTGAGGCTGTTTCACCGGTTGTTGCAGGGTTACCTGTATAATTTGGTAAAGGTATCTTACTGCTTCCAAATACATTAGTTAGTTGACTTGTTAGACTATCACGATTAGAAGTATTCAATCCCACAACAGGCATCTTAATCTGAATTGCGCCACCTGAACTTAATGCTGATATTGATGAGCTTAATTGCGTGGCAGCGGCTGCACTTAGTCCTACACTTGCTAATGCTTGCAATGACGCGCCTGGTTGTTTCAACTTATCAATCATGCTACTTGCGGTGTTGCCAATATTAGCAGTGCTAATTGATGCAGTTACTCCTGCAATTGCATTCTTAATATCAGTAGTACCTGGTACTAAATTTACTGCGGTTACACCTTTACTAATCACAGTTGATATTGCATTTTGTGCTCCGGGTAAGTTACTTAATCCACTAGCAACACTTGCGGGTAGTGTAGCACTTATAGCACTATCAGCATTTTCAAGTGCTGTTATTGGATTAGTTACTACTCCTGCTACTGTTTTAACTGCGGCGGTAACTGCGGTAGCACTTGCTACACCATTGATAGCAGATGAGGCTGCACCTGATGCAATGCTAGCAATGTCTACCCCTGAGGTTGCAACTGCTGACTTTACTATACTTGCCGCATCAGATGCGGAAGTACCTGATGCTTGAATAGCGGCTGATGCTTTGTCAGCAATTTGTTTTAGATTTTGAGGTACACCTGATTTAAGTGCAGGGAAACCTTTTGTAATTGCAGAGAATGCCGAACCGGCTAATCCTTTAGCACTATCTAATAATCCACTTGCACCACCACCTAATGTTTTTGTTATTCCACCCAATGATGTTGCAATAGAACTTAATCCACTAGTTACGTTAGTACTTAGATTTGCGGCAAAGTTACCTGATGATATCAGATTTTGTGCAGTACCCAATAAATTATTTACTGATCCGGTTGCGTTTGCAACAATACCAGAAACTTTTGATCCCACTGTGCTTGCAGAAGTTTTTAAGAAATCCACTGTGCTAGCTAAACCAACTGTAGCGGTCGCTGTAACCAATCCTGCAATTTGCCCTGAAGCTTCATTACCTGTTATAACTCCGGCTTTAGTCAATTGTGTCTGTGCTATTTGGAAGTTAGCAACTTGTGCTGTAACTTGTGCTGAAGAATTATTCACTAAGTTAGTTAATGTTTCTGCTCCGGGTACACCAGTAAACAAGTTATTAGTCAATGCTTGCTCAACCGTTTTACCTGAACTAACTAATGAGTTAACTAGTGATGCTGAACCTTGTTTAATTATTTTTGCATTCTCAAGTGCTTGTGGTGTTAGTGCTGTCTTACCAACTACTGCTACTGCACCAGAGGCTGTTTGTACAACGTCTGCTCCTTTAGCAACAGCAGCCGCTGTCACGCCACTTCCTGCCGCTGTAGCGACGGCACTAACCATAGCTGTAGTAGGTAATGTAGGCAGTGCTTTACTAATGTCCCCTGTAACTGGTACGGTTGCAGCCGCACTTGCTGTTACTGGAATATTTGGTGTACTTGGTACTTGCTCATTTGTTGTTGCAACAGCCGCTGAAGGCGCGCTTGGGAAGTTTGCACTTGCGTTATTATCAACTTTTACATCGACACCCTGATTTGCACTAGCCCATGGACTGTGTGCAGGTGCTCTACTAACAATGCTTAGTAATGCCCCGGGTGCTGCCGCCCAACCCTTAGTAGGATCATTTAATGTATCAGTATGTGCTGTTATAGATAATGGTTTAACTTCTTCCGGTACTAAACTTGCTGAACCAGTATTCAAATTGACCTTGCTACCATTTATAAATGTTACGGCTTCACTAGCGATTGATGCTTCTCCGGTACTAGCTAAACTCATACCTCCACCAACTTTTAAAGTATACTTACCCAATGATTGAATACTATAGTCA